CCCTAGACGCTCACCGCGCTGCCGGAGTTGCTTGATGCAAAAACAGTGGTTCGGGTTAGCGTCGGCCCCGTGGTTGAATACGTGCCAAGCCCCACCTCCCAGTTGCCCGCGCCGTCAATGGCCGAGTAGTAGGTTGTGTTTGTATTGCCGATAACGGCAAACGATTGGAACCCCGGCACCGCACCCGTAAGAGTGAAGCTTACGGTAGTATTCGCCGTGGCCGTCTCTTGGACACGGTTTGCAAGGACCAGAGCCATTTAAGACTCCTTTAAGAAGTTGCGGTGGTCGAGTAGGTAACGCTTACGGTGTCGCCTGCGGTGGTGACTTTGGCAGTGGCAAATGCGCCTGCGCTGTACAGAGTACCTGCCGGGCTGCTTTGAGTACTGACCGCGCCCGATCCGGTTACCAAGAAGCAGCCACCAACCGTGCCGCCCGCACCAGTGATGGTGTAGGTAATAGCCGCAGCAGCGCAAGTCGTCACATTCGACGGCGTGGTTCCAGTCGATGTAGAAGCAGTAAATACAGCCGTGCCGCGAACAGCAGAACCACCAACGGTATAGTTGGTGAACTCAGTCCATGTCTTTGAGCTTAACGTGTCCGCAGCAGCAAACGTCAATCCAGTACCAGAGATCAGGCCCAAGAACGGGCCAACAGTCGTATAGGTGCCAGAAGTGCGAAGCAACGTATCAAGCATCAATTGCTTGCCGCCTGCGTTGACCAGATTGGGAAACTCGTCTTCCCATTTGATGTTGCCGTCAGCATCTCGGCAGACCACATGGTAGTGGCCTTCAATGCCAACGGATTCGTTGCCAGTGACGTTGGATTGCATGGTGACCTCCGCGTGATCGCCAAAGTTTGAAAGTTCGTTTGACATGATTGCTCCTTAAACAAGTCGGATGAGAGCATTGGTTTGATCATCCGGGGGAAAAACAATGGTGAAAGTGCCATTGGTCGAAGCTTTCGCGCCACCAAAATCTAGAATGCACACCGCGGGGTTTCCAAGCGCGGAATCATTGTAGATCATGGCCCCGTACGCAGTAATGGTTGCACTGGTAAAGGACAGGTCAACGAAATCGGTGATTGCAGTCGTCCCCGCCCCAAAAGGCGTGACATTGGTGAGGGTGCCGCCGCCCGCCGCATAGGTGCCTGAGTTGGGCACTTCCCCAACGCTCGTGTACGCGGTTGTCGATGCATTGAACGACGGGGTGTTGTCGTACAGAGCCAGCTTAAACGTGCTGCCGGTGCCTGTGGTGAAGTTGTGCACGGCCCTCATGAGCTCCACTTTGAAGCTTGTGCACATGAAATTTCCATTGAAGGCCATCGTCAGTCCCTCACCAAGTGGGCCAGGTCCAGGTGGCCGGCTTGTCGCAGACGGCCCTGGATCGTCAACCGGTCCTGCTCAATGGCCTCGTGCATGTAGAACTCCACAACGGCCTTGATTCGCTCTTTGAACGCCCTGGCTTGCTCTCGAACAGCCGGATGTGACTGATCACCCACAAAGATGATCTTGTCCGCAGCGCGTTGAGAAAGCTCCTCCACCGACCACCCACGGTTATGGGTGGTCTCCACTTGGACCGGGCTGACAAGGACCGTTGGTTGAACTGAGATCATGGGCCAGGTGAATCAGATTTGAGAGGAATACGGATCATGCCATCACGGTACTCATCGCGGCGGCGGCGGCCTTGCTGCTCAACGCCCAGACCCTGCACAGCCTCTTTGTAGGACTGGCGGAAATACTGCATCATCTCCACCGGTCCCTTGGTGTAACTGTACGCCTGAATCAGGCACGCGTACAGTAGCGCCTCCGGGGCGTTCGTGCTGATCCACGTAGTGGGGTTGCCCGACGACAACTGCGCCGGGCGATAGATGTAGCCCAACTCGACGTCGTAGCTTTGGGCAGGGGTGGGAGACACGTAGAAGGTGTTCTGATCCCAGACGGAGTAATATTTCGGCACCCCTGTCTCGGTACCGTCAGGCCAGTACTCCTTCATGAACGAGGTGTCCCTGAAGTCCAAGAAAATCTGGTTGTCATTGACTTTGACCATCAGGTAGCGATGAGTCAGGATGTCCGATGGTGCGGTCAGAAACTTGTTTCCGGAAGTCAGGTTTCCAGCGGCTTCAAGCTTAAAAACGTCCAGGTCAATCTCGCGGAGAATCTGATTCTCCGCCATCGTGATAAACGTGTTGATGACGGCGCTCGAAAAGACGTTCGCCCCTACGTCGGTGTAGTTGCGGATGTTGGTGACAAGTTCGTCGTAGGTCATGACACGCTCACTGTAACAGAGCCCACCACCGCTTGGGCTATCACAGGCTGGCCCTCAAGGTACGGGCGCATATCGTTGGTGCCACGGGCACTGCCAAAGCTCTGGAAAGCGGTAAAGCCTGGTGCGCCCACGAACACGGACACCGGCTCAATGCGATCGGGCCGCGGATCGCGCAGGGCTATCGCGTCGCCTCGGTACCGCAGAGGCTCAAGCTGCGGCTCCTTGGGCTCGTAATCATCCGGGCAGACCATGAACCCGCGCCAGTTCTTGCGCAGGGTGTTGTACGCGTACCGCTGGCCGCAGTAGTCGCACAAGCCATACGAGAACTTGCCGGATGCAAATGCCATGTCATACCCCCATGTCCGGCACAAACTGGACGCTGGCGGTGTCGCGATCTTCCAAGGCAGCGCGCTGGAAGTCCTCTTCGTAGATCGCCTTCAACGCGGCACCACGGTCAGGGGCGAACTTCAGGGACAGGTAGTAGGACAAGCCAGACGCCAGGCAAGGCAGGAACCGGAAGTTGACGTCTGCGGTGTTGGTGTACGTCCCCGCATCCTGGATGCGCCGAATGCGGTAGTACACGAAGGTGTAGTTCTGGTCCGCCGCGGGGTAGAAAAACACTTTGGGCACGTTCGCACGCTGCACGTAGAACTGCGCAGGACGCGCCTGCGTGGTCTTGTCAGGCACATTGAGCCAGTCCTCTCGACTGATGCGCTCAATGTAGACGTCGGTGTTGATGCCTTGGTTGTTCTGCCGAATGATGGCTTCGAGCACGTTGACCGTGTCGGTCGGCAGGTTAATCTCGTTGACCCCCTGGGTCAACGCGTAGGTCGCCTGCTCAATCGTCCACAGGTTCAACCCGCGATTGGCCCAGTCGAGGAATAGCAGGTTGAGCGAACGGCGAGCCGAGTTGAGCTGATAGCCGCTCGTTGTTCGAATGCCGCAGCGTTCAAACGCTTCCTCGACCAGGTCATCGATCGCTAGGTCGAAGGTGGTGGTGCCCGATGTGGCCATTTAGCAGACCGCCCCGCCCTTTTTGTAGCCCTTGGTCATCATGCCGCCACCCATCTTGCCAACGGGCTTGCCCATGGCCATGCGCTTGTGCTGGTTCACAGCCCCGCCCTTTTTCATCATGACCGGGCCCGACTTTTTACTGGGCTCAGACGTCACGTGATTCTTCGCGCCGCTCATCACGGCCCCGCCGCCACGAGTGGCGCAACCCATACCTTTTCCAGCCATGATCAGGCTCCTTTCTTCATTGCACGGCCTTTGACGTCGGCCGTTTTACGTTTCACGGCACGGCCCATCTTGTCGGCCATGTCGGAATTCTTCATCATCGAGCCGTCAGGCATCTTGTGCATGCCTGCCATGCCGCCCTTGGCCATCTTGTTCTTGGCGGCGCGCATTCCGCGCACCGGTAGAGCTTTTTTGGTTGCCATTTCATCCTGCCTTTCGGATTTCATCCAACTTTGCCTCAATCCTGTTGAACCGCTGGTCCACATGACTGAGGAACTTATCGAACCGGTCGTCGACTTCCTTGCGCGTGACATGGTCCCGAGCGACCTCTTCGCGGGTCTTGTTCAAGAGAATGCCCAGCCGGCCGATCTCATCGAACTTCGCCTTCAACAAAAAGCCCATGATCCCGACAATCGCCGTCAAGACGACATTCCAAATCATCATCTCCACGGCTCAGCACCTCCACCGCTTCCGCGCCTGGCGCAAGCGGCTGTTGGGGTCCTTTGCTGCGTCAGGGAACTGCTTCATCTGCCCCTCCGAACGCGCGCAGTACGACGCGCGCCGCTTTGCATCCGCTGGCGACGGCTTCTTTTCTGTCACCGCTGTCTGCAGCTTGCTACCAGGGTTGGCCTTGCGATACGCAGCCACACCCTTTTTGGTCATGCCAGCACCTTGCTTGGTGGGTCGGAAGTTCCCCGACTTCACCGAAGTCTTGATGCCCATGCCCTTCTTGGTAGCCATTACGCAGGTGCTCCACCTTCGAAGAGCAGCGTGACACTCGTGATCTCAGCCGAGCTGAGGTCGATGTAGATGCCGCTCTCGAACAGAATCCCCATGTCGGGGATGATGAGGTCCTGCGAGCCAATGGCTGCGGGCGACGACAACGTCAACTTGGCCGTGCCACCACTGGTGCTCCCATCCTTGAGAGTGATCGTGGCAGAGGTGGCCGTGTGCGTGAAGTACACCCCCAGCAAACGAGTGCGGCCAGAGACCGCTGCCGCAGCGGCGGTCTTCCGTACCGACTGAATGTTGCTGAAGCTCATGGCGGCCTCCGATTAAACGAGGTCGCGGGCTTGCAGGTACATCACCGTGACAGTGGCTGCGCCGGCTGCGCCGTTACCGTTCTGAGCAGTGAAGTCGGCCAACACCTGAATGTCGGACGTGCCCACATCGGTGGCCACACTGTTGGTCAGCGTGCCGCGCGTGGTGCCAGCGGTCTTGACCGAGGTGGAAGGCACAAAGGCGGTAGCGGCAGACGAAGTGCCGACAGAGACCGTGGCCGTACCGGTGTCATCGTTGGCCGTGGTGACGTTCAGGATGACGTCAACAATCTGCGAGCCAGCGGGAATGGTGGCGACCACTTGATCAGCAGACGTTGCACCGATGATGTCAATGACCGCCGATTGGGCCATCAGCACAAAGCCGACGTTGGCGACGTTGGTACCGACAGTGGTGCCGGTGGTTTGGGAGATAGGGCCGGCCTTGAGCGGGCCCGAAAAGGTAGAAGCACCCATTTTGATCCTCACATGCGAGTGTGTTGGAGCGCATCTGTCTGCATGTCGTCAGCCGGGACTGTCAGATGCGCCGGTAACCCCGGAACTTGACCTGAATATAACCCAAGTCCGCAAAAAGAAAAAGGGGCCGAAGCCCCTTTTTCTCGGCCGGGAACCCCCAACCCTTCTTCAGCCGCCAGGCGAGCCGAAGATGCCCCGCGGATCGCTGAAGCCGAAGCTGTAGCGTTCGCGAGCCTTGTAGCGAACGTTGCCGGTGTCGAAGTCGCCTTCAAAGCCGGTTTTGATCGCGACACGGGTAAAGCCCTTCATGCCGTTAGGCGCGTCGGTCTTGATGAAGAACGCGTCGGGATCGGTCAGGAAGTGGTTCACGGTGTAGCCCTGCGGCACCATGCCCATGTTCCGGATGGCGTTGATGTCGTTGTCGGCCGTACCAACGCGAAGCGTGGACTTCAGGATACGGTCGGCAGTGAACATCAGCTCCTTCGGAATGATGAGCTTGAGGCCTTGGACAGCGATCTTCAGGCCACGTTCGTCGGTGAACGCTGCGATGTCGATCAGGGCCTGTTCCAGAGAGGTCTCGGACAGGTCAGCAGGGGTGGACAGCTCGTTGCGCAGGTCCGGACCGCCCAGGGTGGGGTGGTCAGTTGCACACAGAGGCTTGCCGTCGCCACCGATGGAGGTGGTGAAAGCGCCGTTCAGGACGGCGGCCGCCTTGATCTGCTTGGTCTGGGCCATCGAGCGAGCCAGGGCCTTGGTGTAGCGGGCCGACAGGCGGTCGTAGAGGTTGTCCTCCACGGCTTCCTCGGTCAGCGAGAACGCCAGGGCGATGGTCTCGTGGGTGTAACGAGCCGTGTAGACCTCTTGCGCCTGGTCGTAAGCGACGCCAGCGCCCTCAGTCTTCACAGGAGCCTCGCCGAAGCCGGATTCCATCACTTCTTCCTCGAACGCACGGTCCGAAGTTTCCATGGTGTAAATCTGCTCGTGCTCGTTTTCGTAGTTCTTGTACTCCAGGCCGAACAAAGCGTTCAGGCCAGGCTCAAGTTCCTTTACCAGTTGTGCGCGGGAAATTGCCATGATTAAGCTCCTTGGCCTGCAACACCGGCACTACCGTACAGGTGCTCGTTGATCTTCACTACCACCACGGCGTTGGTACCGAACTCGTTGCCAGGGACGTCCCACAGGCCAACGATTTTCAGGTTCAAAGCTGCAGCTTTTGCGATAGTGGACGAGTCGAGTTCCATGGAAGAAACACCAGTGGTGGTGCTGCCGCCAGTACCGACAACATCGGCGTTCATGCCGACCTGAGTCTGCGCAACAGACTCATCGACCTGGATGATGAACAACTGGCTGGGATCGTCAATCACGTCGGCAATGATCTTGCCAGCGGTGATGTTGACCGAGCCCGGATAGTAGTTCTTCCAGGTGGGTTTGCCCGAAGTCGGGTCAATGTAGTTGCAGCCGTTGAACACACCGATAGCGGCGGTGTGGGTCGCAGGTGCGAACTTGACCAGGTAACCGTCATAGACGGTGACTAGGTCGCCTTGGTAAATGGCCCCGGACTGGTTATCAGCAATTTCGTAGCCGTACTGTTTTTGAGAGCCAGTAGCGGACAGATTGCCGAGAGGACGCAGACCAAAGGGCTTATCGACGTTTGCCATTTGATGGTTCCTTCACAAAAAGTTTTGGTTAGCTGTCTCGTGAACCGCTGCCGAAGGACACCCGCGATTTGCGTGTGGGCCTCGTAATGACCATGCTCGAATGAGCGTTGGCCTTCATCAGTTCATTGTCAGCAGCCTGCAATTGGTCGTTCGCACGATCTCGGTAATGCGCGTTACGCTCTGCAACAGTCTCCTCAGGGATGCGTGCAAGCAAGAGACCTCCCACGCTGATCACGCCAGCATGTCGGCCGTCTTCAATCGTTGGCACATGGTATTCAGGGTACTCGTCGCCCCGGACCAGCTCGTAACCCTCACGGATTTTGCCGGCCACATTGGTACGATCTTCTACCCCACCTGCCTCTGCCCGAATCCAACGATGCTTGTACCCAGGGGGAGCTGGCGGTGCGTCAAGTCGAGACGGGGGAGCCCAGGGCTTACGTCGCGCACTCTTTGCGCGAGATTCGGCCTCGCGGGGGGTGCGGTTGAGGATAGGGATTTTGACGTCGCTCATGATCTCACTCCTTCACGTACTTGGCGTATTCCTCAAGTGGAACACCCAGCTTTTTGGCAATTGCAACTTGACTTGGCGTCAATTTGACAGTGCGGCGTGCATTTGATACCCCGGATGACCGGGAAGCAGGCGCCACAGCCTGCACGTTTCGCTGTGGCCTGTTTTGGTTGGGCGCAGCACTCTGTTGAAACTTCTGTGGAAAGGTTTCACGAATCCTGCGATCAAGCTCATGATAATACTCATCCGAGCTGGCGTCAAACCCCTCGACGGAAATCAGTTGCTTGTGGATGCCCCACGCAGCGTGGGTCATAGCCGTATCTCGGCCATACCAGGGGTTGCGCTCCGCCCAATCCTCCACCCTGGGGTCGACCTGGCGGGGGGCCTGCGCAGCCGGCTGCGCTGCCGCCGCCTGCTGCTGGGCCAAGAGCTGCTGCTGATAGGCCTCCCGCTGCGCGGACTGGGCTTGGATGGTGCTTTGCTCATTGGTCAACTGGGCCAGGCGCTGCATGGCCTCAGTCTCGGTGTCCACGTCTCCCTCTTCACGGGCTTTGCGGATGATTTGCTTGAGCGCCACGTTCTGCGTGTCAATGCGGCTTTGCGCCTCGGCGACGCGCTGGCCGTCCGTGTTCAGATACTGGTGCTCCAGTTGCTGGGCCCGGGCCTGCACGTTGCGCGCATAGTCCAAGGCCGCCTGCTCGCGCCGCTGCGTCTCGCGCAGGCGCGCGGTGAGCTTGTCGATGCGCTTTTTGACGTTCTCGCTGTAGTCGTCAACCTCGCTGCGATGTTCCGCGCCGCCAGAGGTGTCTACCGCTGGGTCCTGCGGCTGATCCAGCAGCTCCGCCTTCCCCTCTTCGTTAATCTCGACGGCAGCAGGCTGCTCGTCCTCTCCAATCTTAAATTGCAAGTCCATTTGATCCGCCATATTGCTCTCCTTTACATGTGCAGAATGTCTTCAGGGTCGTTGATCACTCCAAGCACCTCATCGTCGTTGATGAGGCGAATTTCCCCGCCGTCGATCGGGATGCGTGCCCCCGAGTAACGTCCGAAGATGATCCAGTCACCCTGCTTGCACCAAGGTCCCGTGGGGAACTTGGACTCGTCAGAGTAGGCAAGATCGCCCATCTTCAAGACGTAGCCGCAGACAGTGGCGAGTTGCGTCTTCTTCTGGGTCTCGTCGGGCAAGACGATGCCGCTCTTGGTCTTCTCCGCGCCACGGTAAGGCAAGATGGCAATACGCCATCCAGTGGGCTTGGGGATGGTGTCAATGACGGCTTCGCTGAGCTTCTCAGGGTCAAACCCCAGCTCCGTGTAGGCATCGTCCAAGGCGGGTGCCTTGGTTGCGGCCTGTTCGGCCCATTTGCGCTCAAGTGCGGTCATTTCGACCGGTGCAGTTTCGACTTCCATGGCTCTCCTTTCGGGTTAAAAATCCTCGTCTTGGTCCCCATTGACCTTTTTCAAAAGGCCTCTCACGGATTCTTCGACCAGGTTCAAACCCTCAAGGCGGCCCATCATGAAGCGGTA